TGTTATCTGTGAATCGTTCCGGAGGTACCGTGGCTCAGGCTTCGGAAACACCGAAGGAAGATTCTCTACAACAAGTAAAGAATTCAAAAACGATCTCCTTAGTAGGAGAATTGGGTGAAGTGGGCCTTGCCCACTCACTCGATATCTGGCTGCCTCGTCCTTTGATAAAGCAACTAGGCGGCTTTGGTAGAAGTGAAACTCTACCAAACCGCAAGCGGAGACTTGTCCAGGCTTTGCCTGTAGAGCTCCCGTCAGACGTGCTAGATAAACTAGTTAAATCTGACCGAGACACGGTTAAGCGTATCTCGAATCTGGTTGAATGTGTCAATGACAACCTTCTGACCAGTAGTCCCGAACAGATTAGATCTTTTCAGGGCTTGCCCCAATACCGGAAGTTAATCCGATGGGCCTATTGTGCCGGTGTTCATAACACCGATTACACAACGAAGCAGTGGAAGAAATTTTCTGCACTGCTTAAGTGGAAAGCACTTCGGTCTAGGACCGCAGAGCCTGAAGCTCCCAATGACTTTCCGGGATTTGGTACCGACGGTAAAATACCGCCGTCACTTCCGGACCTTTGGTCCGTTCTGTGCCCATGGCTGAAATCAGTCTGGGACCAAGGTATAACGTGTAAAGTCGAGGCAACTCGACTCCTACATCTTACCGGCACCCGCGGGTTTCCCGCGGGAGGTAAGAAAGTACGGGCGGAATCGCTGCTAAAGCATGCGATCACGCTACACGATACACCAACACCTGATCCAGTCCGCGAAGCAGTGCTCCGAAGACTGTCTGTCCTGATAGGACGTCAGGTGAAGAAGTTTCTTCCCCCAGGCTTCAAAAGCCTGGGACACCTCTCGCTTACATCGTCTGCGTCACTGGATTCACCTGTGAAAGACGGCGGTCGCGCTGTCGAAGTAGCAACGAAATTTCGTGCGTGGGCGACTGAGGTATCGAACGAAGACGTCTCTGAGACGACTTGGTTCGGCGCTCCGTATCTCTTGGTAAGAGGAATACCGCGCTACCAAACCATGTGCCGGGATGCTCCCGTGCACAGACCTGGTGATGAATTCGGCGAAAGTGCCGAAGACATGGTTCTCGACTTTGAAAATTTCAAATACGAGGATCCGTTATACGGCCTAGACAATGTGACTGGACTGCAGCTGCTGCAGTGGTCCATTGAAGAGTCGCTGAAGCAGCGAACAATATCTGGCCAGAAGTATAAAGACGGAAATGACCTAAAATTAGGTCCTGTCACTCCCTCAATAAGAGCGAGTGCGATCGGGGAACCGGGAGCAAAGTCCCGGGTCGTTACCGTCGGAGAAGATGGTCTTACCATGATTCTCCAACCTTTCGCTCATCACCTGTTAGGTAAGGCGATACACCACCCTTCCGTCCGCGTCGGACTGACGCGAGGTTGGCAAGGGTACGAGTGGGTGAAAGGTCTGCGTAACAGCGGACCTGTCAAAAAGGAGGCCACTTACTTCTTAAGTAGTGATCTCACCACAGCAACAGATTATTGCCGTCATGACTTCTCTTTAGCCATGCTAGAGGGTTTTCTGGAAGGTTTGGGGGAAAACTCCCCATACCTTTCAATATGCGCTCGGCTGCTTTGCAGCGGACGTATATACGAGTCCCATGTCGGAGATTACTTCGACGTGAAGACGACCCGGGGTGTCCTAATGGGAGACCCGGGGGCCAAGCTTGTTCTAACTTTGCACAACCTTTGTGCGGAATCTGAAGCTTATATCCGGTATTCTTTGGGAATACTGGATGCACCAGACAATGAGTTTCTCTATCGTCTGGCGCGTTCACGGGGTGGCCCCGCGTGCGTTTGGCGGCATTTTGCTTGCTCAGGCGACGACCACGTGTGTCAGGGCCCGAAACAATACCTTTCTCGTCTTACGAGAAACCATGACCTTAATGGAATGAAAGTGTCGTGGCCTCAGAACTTCTTAAGTACTCGAGGGGCGCTCTACTGTGAGGAAATGATCCTCGCAGTAGGGCTGGCCAAGAATCAGATCTGGGGGGTGGCAACGCCACTCCAGGATCGTGATTATGGCTCTCACCCGCACGTCGATGCGATGAAGGTGAGACTCTTATCACCTTGTGCTAAGGAGCACGAGGGTAAGGATGAGCCAAACCCTGCCATTGGCAAGGCGCGCCAGATGCAAGGCATGCTGGCCTGGCTCGGAGGCGGGTTCGAGAGGATTGTACCAATCGTCTCGGCCCGGTTCGAGGATCGGATGGAAGGATTCCTTCCAGTCAACCTATGGACGCGTTATCTCCCAGTTTCACTTGGAGGTATCGCGGCCCCGTCCTTTCATCGCTCAGAGAGCGAACTCAGAACTATCTTCGAGGCAATGCCTCTAGACCTCAAACAGGCCATCCATGATACAATGGGTGGAACTGCTCCCCTTAACGTGCGGAGGACGTTGTCCACGTTTGCGACAAACGCCCGCGCTCGGGGAATTTCTTCTAATGTGGTCCAAGACCAGATTAAGGAAGTACTGTCCAACGCCGAGTTAACACTCGGGATGGACGAGGATGGCCTGCAGCTAGCAGCTGGGGTATCCGATGACGACGAGTGGAGGAATCTCCGCCTCGCCGACAAGAAAGCGATCGCAAGGCGATTGGGCTTACTTACGGTTGACGATGCTTTAAACATGGTCGACCGTCCCTACCTTTTCCGAAATATGCTAGCGCCCCAGATTTCTCTGAGGCATGGCGAGGATCCTTATAAGAGTAGCGCGTATGACACGCTACCTTGGAAGGTTAGGGAAGATAGACTGCTCTCGAACTTACGAGAGGCCTATGGGGCTACGCACTCGGTAATGTGCGAGTTCTCGTCCACATCAGCTAAATTAGCTGAGTGGGCTCTGGGAAAACGAAAGTATCCCGGTGTTCCGACCACAATGATCTTTGTGCCGGAAGGGGTGGTAGTGTCCAATACATTATGTACGCTACGCGTGCCGATCTAAGATCGGTTCGCATTCCTCTTAGGTTCTGTTATTCAATGAAGCCGGAGCCACAAAACAGGTCATAGTGAAACGCTGATGTCC